ACGACTGATCCGATGGTGGAGCCGACAAAGCCACCGATGGTGGCAGCGCTGACGCCGAGGATAGCGCCACCAATGCTGCCGCCAATGGCAGCACCAGCGGCACCAAGAACGAGGGTAGCCATGGGATAATCTCAGCGTTGTGGAAAGAGGAAGGCAAAGGCGATGCGCCGCCGCCACGATGGGGCGAGCAGTTCTTCGATCACGCCAAGGCGCTCATACGCGTGGAGGAAACTGTCGGGCCCGGTGAGGATCCCAACATGCTTGGCAATGGCGCGGGGCTGCATGCGAAAGAGGACCAGCGCGCCCGGAATAACATCAGAAGGTGCGATCTCCGGCATCATGCGCCGAGCGCCATCCGCAAGAACCTCACGCGGCCCGGTCTCGCCCCAGTCGCGGCTGTAGGGCGGGATCGGGAACGGCTCTGGCCCGACCACCTCGCGCCAGATGCCGCGGGCCAGCCCAAGACAGTCGCAGCCAACGCCCCGAAGGCTGGCCTGGTCGTGATACGGCGTGCCCAGCCACGACCGCGCTACCTTGATAACGCGCTGTGATTTGGCAGCATTCAAAGCACCGCCCCCTCGTGCCCACCATCCTTGGTGGCATAGCGGAGAACCGCGTCCTGGCCGGGGATGTGCGGGAAGCCACGAAAGTTGACGGTATTTGCGAACTTCGCGCCGCATGTCTCCAGGCGCTTGTCGCACCCCGCGCGGACAATGAAGGCGTCACCTTCGGCGATGGATCGTACTGGAGCTTCGAGCAGTGTCAGCACCGCGATGCCGTCAGTCAGGTCATGTGCGATGATCTCGGCGCGCCGACCGGCATTCGTGCCGTTTGTCCATTCGACGGTGCCGAAGGTGAACCAGCCAGACGAAAAACTGCCGAGCCCCGATGCGGTGAAGGCCCGGTCGCGCAGGAGATCGATCACGGTGCCCGTGCCCTTGAAGGCTGGGTCTTCGACATCGACCCCGCAGCGCACATCCCCAAGCGCGGCATCACAGGTCGCTTGAAACGTCCGTCCGACAGTCTGGCCCAACACATGGGCGAGAGAGCGCACCTCGGCGACAAAGGCCAGTTGCCCGCGCCGGATCTGGCCGATGGCCCCGCGCCGCATCAGGACGCGCTGGCTGGTCTCGGCCCAGTTTACCCGCCAGACCTCGACCTCGGCGTTGTCCCAGCGGCCGTCGAGGATATCGGTCTCGGCGATCCGGTCGGAGGTCAGCACGCCCTCTGCGTCCTGTGCATCGACCGACAGGTCAGAGCCAGAGCGGACCTCTGACGCCGTCAACCCGCTTTCCGGTTCGAAATCGGTGCCGTCGAAGCTGAGCGTCCGGTCATGATCGGTGAAGCCGAAACTCGCGCCATCCGCGCGGGCAATCCGCCAGCACCAGGCCAGGCTCGTCGTGCCCTCGTCCAGATGCGTTTGCAGATCGGGGGTGATGTTTTTCATCGGCGGAGTTCCAGAAGTGGAATGGAGATGATCGAGCCCAGCCGATCGAGATCAAGCGTCACGTCGAGCGCGTCAGTGTCGAAGCGGACAGGCACGTCGAACTCGAAGCCTGCGGTGATGGAGACGCTGGAACCCGGCGCGGTGTTGAAGATGATAACGCCGGTCGTGGTGTCGACCGACCAGCCGGAGAGCTGCTCCACCCCACCAAGCGCGATCCGCACACTACCTGCCACCGGCTTCGCGATGGCGCGCGTCCAGGATTGCGCGCCGGACGTGTAGCGCTTCACGAGCTGGAAGGCGGTCATCGTGCCGTCGCCGGTGCCAATCACCTGATCGGTGGGAGACGGTGTGCCCGAGGGCAAACAGGACTTGTGGTCGCCCCAATCCTTGAAGCGGAAGCCGTGCAGGCGGCCATTCCGCGCCTCGAAAAAGGCGACCACCGCCGCCAGATCGTCGGCACGGCGGATGCCGTAGGCGACATCGTAGCGGCGGCGGGAGTTGGCCCAGCTGGCGTTGCGCTCCTCATCGCCCGAGGCGAGCTCGACGATCTGCGTGCGGCGTTCCGGCCCCCCGCGTGCGCCCCGGCTGATATTGTCCGGAAACCGGACCTCGTGGAACGCCATCACATGCCCCTCCGCCCGAGCGACACCGCGCGAGCGATATCGGCGGCGACCTGCGTGCGGGACTGTCGGAAACTCTCTGCGTCGCGCGCCATGATCGTGACATTGACCCCGCCACCTGCGCCGTAGCTCTGGGCCTCCCGCCGCGACAGCACCCGCTCGCCGCGTTGCAGGATGGCCGGAACTTCGTCGTGGCGGAGCCCTGCCATGCCGCCGGAGTGCATCCGAGGCGCAGCTGCGAACGCCATCGCCGGAACCATCCGGCTTGGCGCGGAGGCACCTACCATGCCGCCTGCATGCAAGATGTTCGCGAAAATCCCGCCCGCACCCCCAAGCGCGCCGGAAAGCGCATTGGCGATCGGCCCAAGAATGAATCGACGTGCCGCCAGCTTGGCGAGATCGGCCAACAGCGAGGTGACCAGATCGCGGAAATCCAGCTTGCCGGTCTTCACGAACTCGCCGACCGCATTCTCGGCTGACTGGAATGCGCTTACTAGGCTCTGTCCGATATCGCCGCCGATATCGCGGGCCTTGCTGGCATAGTCACTGAGCGCGGCAGTGACCGCCTGCCAGCCAGTAACGGCGGCTTCGGTGTCGGGTTCGGCGGCAGCGGCAGCAGCCCCGGCCGCAGCACCGGCACCAGTGGCCGCCCGTCCGGCATCACCAAGGGCTGTCTCAAAGCGGTCAGCTGCGTTGGTCGCCTCGGTCAGCGCGTCCGCGCCACCTTCATCGCTGCCCCGCACCGCATCGCGCAACGCCTGCCAGCTTTCGAGAGGCGCGCGGGCGCCTTCGGCCAGATCGCGCGCGGCACCACGATAGGTATTGGCCGTAGCAAGCGCAGAATTGGCCGCTTGAGTGAGCCCGAAATCGGGTGCGGTGAGTGGATTTTCTTCGAAAGCCCGGTCAAAGGCAGTCTGAGCAGCGGTGGTCGCGGCCGTCGCGGCACCCTCGAAGCGGTTCTCGATCTGACCCAACTCAAGATCGGGGATGATCGAGATGCGCCGCTCGGATCCGAGCGCTTCGAGCCCCTGGTTAATCCCGCCGATGAAGCCGTTGATGCGCGAGACCACGCCGTTCAGCATCGCCTCGACGCCGTCGACCAGGCTGTTGGCGGCCTGAAACGCCAGATCACCGATGGCGGCGGGGAGCAGGCCCCAGATCGCCTTGATCGCCTCGTAGGCCCCCTCGAAGGTGTTCGCTGCCGTGTTGCCAAAGGCCACAACGCTCTCGATGGCGCTCTGCATGCCGGAGGCGGCATCGGCTTTCAGGTCGAAGAACATCGCCGTCGCCGCCGCCCCCGCTGCAGCAGCTCCCATCTCGATACGGTCCCAGACCTCAACGGCGAGGTCCTTCAGGAGCGACATCGCTTCGCCAAACCCGCCCGCACCGGAGACGAGGCGGGTGAACTGGTAGACGAGTTCGCCCGCACCGACGATGAGCGCGCCGATGCCGGTGCGGATCAGCGCGCCGCGCAGGAGGACCAGCGCGGTGGCGAGACCCCGGACGGAAAGCGCCGCCGCGGCCATGCCAGCCACCCAGCGTCCCGCGAGGAAGGCGGCGAAGGTGGCGGCATAGGTCGTCAGGCGGCCGATGTTGTCGAAAAGCCCCCGGATTGCGATGCCGAGCGGCCCCGTGCGGCTGGCAACCGCCGCCATGGCGTTGGCGACGGCTTCCAGCGCGGGGGCTGCTGCGACGGCCAGCTGGTTGGACAGCCCGCGCCAGATCAGCCCGAGCCGGGAGATCGCGTCGTTCGTCCGCTCGATCTGGTCGGCGTCCTGCTCGGAGACGACGACACCGAAAGCAAGCACATCCTCCGTCGCCTGGCGCAGCGTCGCGGTGTCGATACGCGACATGGCGATGGAGCCTTCCTCACCGAAAAGCTGGCCCGCGACGGCGGCGCGTTCGGCGGCGGGCACGAAGCTTTCGATGGAGGCGTTGATCGCGCCGACCCGCTGGTCCAGCGGCAGGGCGATCAGGTCGATGGCAGAAAGGCCCAGCCGGTCGAGCGCGTCGGCGGCGGGGCCGGTCCCGGCGGCCGCCTGGCTGAGACGGCGCGTCAGATCCTTGGTGGCCTGCTCGATGCCGGACATCGACACGCCCGCCAGCTCGCCCGCGCGCTCCAGCGTCTGGATCGAGGCGACGGTGGTCCCCAGAGACTGCGCGAGCTTGGCCTGCGCATCGACGGTTTGCAGCCCGGATCGGACCATGGCGACGCCTGCGGCCGTGGCTGCTGCCACAGCGGCAGCGGCCGCCACACGGACCCGGCGCGCAAAGCCAGCCAGCCTAGCGTTCGCTGCTTCCATCTCGCGGCTGAGCCGCCCGAAACCTCGCGCCCCGGCCTCACCGACACCTTCCAGTTCGGCGCGCACCTGTCGGCCACCGACCGCGGCAAGGCGGACAGAAACGCGCTTTTCAGCCATTGGAATGATCCATCTGTTCGTTGAGCTTCGCGACCATCACCGCCTCGATGACGGGCAGCAGTTCGGCCATGGCCAGGGGTGGGATGCCGAGCGCGTCACCGAGGGCGAGCGCAGCGGTCAGGTCCCAGCCGATCACCGCACCCGGCAGAACGCGGAGCTGGCCGCCGAGACGGTCGACCAGGTCCCAGACCTGCCAACCCTCGTAAGTCAGCGGCCGGTTCAGCCGCGCCGGGCAGTCTTCGCACGCCGTTTGGCAGGCGTCGCAGTAGCGTTCGCCCCCGCCGAAGGACCACTCGGCAAGGACGCGGAGACTTTTTTTTCCTGTTCCAACAGCAGGCCTTTGGAAACGTAGGTAAGCTGAAAAGCCTCGAAGATCGGCCAGATGTCGAGAAGCGCGTCGATGGCGTCCGGGCTCGGGTCGATTGGATTGCCGTCCGTGTCGCCGACGCCCTCCCAAGACAGGACTACCCGGCGTGCCAGCGCCTTGGCGAAGGCGACAGCGCGTTCCTCGTTGGAGGCCTTCTCGGGCACCGCCTCGACGGCCGGGTCGCTCCGCGTCGCCACCATCAGCGCGGTAGTCAGCGGGCGCAGTTGCACCCGGACGCCGGGCGCGAGATCATGCCAGCGCGGCTGGTTCGTCAGGTCGAGCGTCAGCATCAATAAGTCTCCACATCGTTCACGAGGGTTGAGGTGCACATCCGGCCGACCGTGCTGTCACGCGCGGCCTGCCAGTCAAAGGTAGCTTGCACGCCCTGCGGACCGGAGATCTCGATCCGGGGGCGTGGCAGGTAGACGGCGTGCACGGTGAAAGTGAAGCTCTCGCCAGACGGCAGCACATAGGCAAACTCGAGCTCGCAGGGGTCGCCATTGATCGCCTGTGTCACAAGCGTCTGGTCGGCGAACCGCACCTCGATGGAGCCGGTCAGGGCGGCGATGGAGGGGTCTGCGCCGTCGATGCGGCCGTCCGAGCGGATGGTTTCGATCCGGTCGAGGTTGTTGGCGTAGTTGATATCGGCCGAGACCACGTTGCCGAGAGCCGACCCGTTGCGCGTGATCGCTCCGTTGAAATGGCCAAAGCGCTGTAATTCGAGAGCGGCAGGCGTGCCTGCGCTGGTCGTCGTGCCCACGGTCTCGCCCTGCGCCACCAGCCGTGCGGTTGCGGTCAGCAGCCCCGAGCGCTGCATCTGCCAGTTGATCTGATCGAGCACGCATCCGGAATACATTGCAAAACGCGGCACCTCCGGCATGCCGGTCTCGATCGACATGCTGGGCAGCGTCCAGGCACCGGACTGGAATTCATGGGTCCAGGGGCCGGTGCCAGTCGTGATTGGACCGCCAAAGGCTGCCTTCAGCCAAAATCCGAAGGCCTCCGCGTCGAGCGGCACGACGACATCGCCGTCCGCCGTCACCGCATCCTTGATTGGCGCCAGCGGATCACGCCCGTAGCCGAGCAGTTCCGAGTTTAGCAGCGGCTGCTCTGCGCCGAGCGAGGTGCTGGCGAAGGGCATCTTCGTGAAACCGCCCAAGGGGGGCATTCCATAGGTCGTCTCGAACGCAAACGCCATCTGCGCCCGCGCCCCTTGGGCTCGTGCCATGAAGGATTCTCCTGTATATTGAAACGGATGAGCCCGAGATGGGCCAGAACTCAAAAGGGCGAGATTGAATGGCGGATCAAAACTACTCGGAGGCCGGTGGCCGCTCACATCTCGGCTCAGGCTCGCGCATCACGGGCGAGCTGTATTTTCCCGGCACCGTCGAGTTGCCCGGTTATGTGAAAGGGCGTGTGGAAGCGTCCTCAATCGTCATCGAGGAGGCAGGCGAAGTCGAAGGCGAAATCCATGCAGCCAGCATCGACATAAAGGGGCGTTTCAACGGCCAGATTACGGGTGGCAAGGTCAGGTTGCATACAAGCGCGCGGGTAACCGGCGAAATCACCTATGAGAGCCTGAGTATCGAGAGCGGAGCGCAGATTGAGGGAAAGTGCAGATCCCAATCATATTCAAAAGCCACCTAGCCGGATGATCAGGCCAGCTGGTCGGCCGTAGAATAGTGCAGCACAACCGCAATGACGGCCGCCTTCAGGCTGGCCGCGCCCTCGACGGGCAGATCGACCGGGCGCGGCGCTTCCGCCTCGACCCAGTCGCAAAGACCCCCCAGCGTGCGGTCGGCGGCGAGCGCTGCGCCAATGCTGGTGGTCAGTGTGTCGAACGCAGCGTCACGCGCCGCGCCTTGGACCACCGCCTCGATCTCGGCGCGGTGCTGGTAGTGGTAAGCGAGCGGCGACAGCGTGACGTCCGGCTCACCCGGCTCGCCATCACGCAGGATCAGCAGGCCCTCGGCC